AATGTTTCATAATCATATGAACGGAAATCGGCTTCACGGAAAGTTTGATAGATTGCTTTCCAATCGTTAACGCCAAATAATGCTGATTGTCTTGAACTTGTAGCCATGGTATGTTCTCTTTTATGTATTTATCATAAATGAAAACACCACTTTTGTAAGATATTACTGAATGAGTGCTTGATTCGTGGTATTATTAAAGAAAACACTTAGTATTTGTGCATTATTGAATGGTGTTACTGCCATCTCAACTTCAATTAATATGCCGTTTTCTTGGGGGTATGCGCTAACAGTATTAACTATCATTCTTGGGTCTTGATTAGCGACTCGTCTAATTTCAGTCTCTAACATGTTCTGGACATCAAACGTGTTTGGTTCAAAAACAAATGACCAAAGAGTAGTACCATAGCCCGGATTACCAACCTTCTGTCCTTGTTGAATATTCAGTGCATTTAAAAAGTCTTGTATGACTAATTGTTCATCAACTAATCTAAACTTTTTACCAGGAATAACCGATTGAGTAACTGATCCTACTCCACCTGCAATGCCCGCTGGCAGATTAGTTGATTTGGGCTTATTAGCGTTAATTGTACTGAATCCTATGTATGTTGGCATATTTGACCTCTACTATATTTATGTTATGGTTATCTTTGCAATCTGTGCTTGCTGTAATGATTTTAATTTAGAATCCACTTCAGTTAGATTTTCTTTAATAGAAGTATGAGCACTTTCTAAACTAGCAATTGTAGGATCGCCCTGTGGTAATGAATTTTTGGCTGTATCTAATGCTGTTTTAGCTTCGCTAGCTGACTGCTGTAGTTCTGAACTTTGACTAGATAGTTTTTCTATTTCTGCAACAGCTTTAGCTTCAGCGGCAGCTAGTAAACTTTCACCTTCAGTATTACCCGTTGTTGCAGGATTACCACTAAAGTTTGGCATTGGTATCTTAGCATCACCTAATACACTAGTTATTTGAGATGTTAGTTCGCTACGGTCATTTGTATTAATTGCAATTGTTGGTAATTTAATAGGAACAGCACCGCCTGAACTCATTGAGCTAATAGCTGAGTTTAGTTGTGCGGCCGCGGCTGCTGGCAATCCTGCACTTGCTAATGATGCCAATGATGTTTTACCACTCTTTAAATCATCTAACCCTTTAGTTAGACCACTTGCAATATTTGTTGCGGCATTTAATGCACCAGACGAGGCTAGTGGATTTATTGAAGTTAAATTGCTCAACCCTTGAGTTGCAATTGCGGCTGTATTGATTAGTCCAGTTACTGCTGAAACGCCCGGTACAGTATTAACTGCACCAATTGCATTGTCAACAATAGATGCTACTGTTTTCTCTCCGCCAGGTAATGCATTTAAGCCGGATGCTAGTCCTGGAGTAGCACCTAATGTAGATTTGATTAGATTGGTTGCTGATCCTATTACACCACTAACTGCTCCAGTCACTGAATTAATTGCACCTGTTACTGAACTTAATGCCCCGCCGGTTACTGAATTAATTGCACCTGTTACTGCACTTAATGCCCCTGTTAGTGGGTTAGCAGATGCCGGAGCCTGTGCGGCTGCTTGTGCTTTTTCTGTAATATCTTTAATGTTCTGAGGTACGCCTGCTGTTAATGTTGGGAATGCACCAGTTATTGCGGCAAATGCACTGCCTGCTACACCTTTAGCACTATCTAATAATCCTGCTATTCCACCTATAGCTCCTTTAGCCATTCCACCTAATGCGCCTGCAATACTGCTTAATCCACCTGTTACAGTACTTGCTAAATTGCCTGCAAAGTTACCAGCAGACACTAAACTACTAGCTGAACCTAATACACTATTCAATGCCCCTGATGCCGCGCCTGTAATACTAGAGACTGCACTTAATGCTGAATTGGCTGCGTTCTTAACAAAATTAACAGTATTAGCTACACCTGCTGTGGCTGCTGACATTACCAAACCAGCAATTTGTGTTCCTGATTCTTTTCCTGTTATTAAACCATTGTTGGTTAATGCTGTTTGTGCTTTTTGTAATGTAACGACTTGTGCCGCACATTGTGCTGTCGTATTGCTAATATATGCTTGTAAGTTTTCTGCTCCAGGCATACCTGTAAACAAGTTGCTGGTCATAGCTTCCTCTACTGTTTTACCATCGGCAACTAATTTTGCAATCAATTTGGCTGATCCAGGCTTTAATATACCTGCTTGTTCCATTTGCTCTGGACTTTGTGCTAGTGCGCCCACACATGCCACTTTACCTGCTGCCGTTTCTACAACTCCGGCACCTGCTCTAACTGCGGCCGCGGCCGGTCCAGTTGCGGCTAATGTTGACATTTGACCTACCATTGTACCAGTTGTATTCTTGTCCAATGCGGCACTGATAGCGGCTGACGGTGGAACAGTAGATGCTACTGCAACTGATACCGGAGATGTAACTGGTTTTTCTCCTGCGCTAGCATTTGCGGCCGCAACTGCTGGACTAGGTGCAGATGGTAGTGCGGCACTTGCATTGTTATTAACTTTAACATCCACACCTTGATTTGCGCTAGACCATGGTGCATGAGCCGGTGCACGACTTACAATACTTAATAGTTTACCCGGTGCGGCTGCCCAACCTTTAGTTGCATCATTCAATGTGTCAGTGTGTGCAGTAACTGGTAATGGTTTAACCTCTTGTGGTACTAGGCTTGATGCACCTGTATTCAAATTAATCTTGCTACCATTAATGTACGTAACTGAATCGCTGTAAAAAGAAGAATCGGCTGCACTTGCAAAACTCATTTGTCCATCGACTTTTGTAGTGTATTTACCTGATGCATACAAACTAAAATCTGTTCCAACTTTTTGTGTAGTTTCTTTTTCACTACTAATAGCAATTGTATCTGCACTAATGTTTAACGCTTTAGCCGCATTTAAATTAATATTATTATCAGCATGTAAATTTAAATCACCTTGTGTTCTTACGTTAACTGAGTTAGTAGCGTACATATCAATTGTACCCTCTTTACCTAACTCAATGTAACTTTGTCCATTGGCGTGAATAATGAATAGTGTTTGTCCATCATCACTCATTAGTATTTGATGACCTAAACTACTACGTATTCTTACTAATTGGTCACGACCTAGAATGTCGCCGTCGTCCATTACTAGAGTATGTCCACCTCTACGTGCAACTACCTTTAGTCCGGTTGGCTTATCTCCTGTAGCGGCTTTAGCAATTGTTTCATCAGTAAAGCCGCCTTCATAGATAGGGCGACCGGGTGTACTTACACCCCAACCCACACGACTAGGGCTTTCACGTTGAGCACTAGATCCAATCACACCTCTAATTGGATCTCTAATTAAACCTTGTTGTGCTAGAATACTTGCAACATAACTATGCACTGGCTTTGCATCAGTTAAGAACTTACTGCTATTAGCAATACCTTCATTGTTTGCATTAATATTAGTGACTGGTAATCTTGCCGCGCCACCTAAACTTTTTGCTTCGCCTGCATTTGCTACGATATTGTCTGTGCCGCCAATAGCAGGTACCATCTGCAATGCTTCAGGTTGAGGTACACATCCAATCCAGAATCCATAGTTGGGATCACCATTAATGAATACGCAAATAACAGTTGTACCAATGTCTGGTGCACTATTCCACATTCCATAGCTGTTTGGATTTTTCGTGTATTCTCCCCAGCCAGTATTTGCGGCTGATGGAGTTGTAACACCATAGAAGGGACTCATGTAACTTACAGTAGTCCAACCGTTGCTGTCATCAGGATCAGATGCACCTAAGTCACTAATGTAAACTTGTAATCTACCTGAACGAATAGGGTCAATGTTGTTCTTTACAATACCAAAGAGAGGTAGGTTACGTAATACTGCGCCACCTGCATCAGCTTTGCTTGCTTTAGTCGCCCCGCGGGGTTTAAATCCATCGTATTCCATAATATTTCTTTAAGTTAAACTCCACCTAATCCACTAGCATTCAATCTATTTCTTGATGATAAGTCAGGTGTTTCTTGTTCTCTT